GTTCTATACTATATCAAGAAACGTATTGACTTGCATTTCACAAAGAAACAATCCAAGATTGTTTATAGAGTAAAGGTTGTCGAAGATTCTCATATCAGCGTTGACCATGCTCACATAGAGTCCATAGACCACAACCATGTTGAGGGTGATGTGAATACACATCAGAAGACTTGGTAGGGAAAATCGACTTTTAGTTCCAAAAATACCGGAAAAAAAACTCCGGTATTTTTTTTTGTCTCAGGTTTTATCTAAATGATAATATTCTTAGGTTACTGCCTTTTTTAGTACGAGTATCGATATATTGTGAACTATTGGTATATGTCATAATCTCCCTCATGTCTGCAAAGACTGTATCTAAGAAATTTGATCTAAGAGTGTATATATTTCTTTTATCATCATTCTTCTGCACCTCATGTTGATAGGTTGAGACTGAAGTCAATATATTTGCACCAGAAAGGGATTTTACATCACCCTCATCAGTGAACCTGAAGGTATAATTTGCATCTACCCATAATCCTTGTTGAAGTAATAACATACCAAAATCTGTTTTTACTTCCTTTGTCTCATAATGGTGTATTTCCGATAATTGCTCTTGTGAGTACTTATTGTCAAGATACCTATCAAGGTCATATTGGGACATTGGCCACTCATCACGAATATTGATGATATTGTTGGATAGTAGTACAACCCAATCTAAATTAGAATCGTCATATAACTTTTTTGCCACATTATCAGGTCTATCATCGCCTACGATAGAATATAGATCAAAAACTGTTGCAGTTGAAAAGAAATCATCACGTATCTTTGCACGTTTGAATAAATTCTTTGATTTTACAAAATCAGATGAAGAATTCCTCCCATCAACGAATGAGGGTAGTAAAATATCTGGAAACTCGTCGAAATATGCCATTAGAATCCTGTATCCTCCGTTGTAATTGGTCTGAATGCACCTTCTCCTCCATCTTCACCAAATTCATCACTAAAGAATGTTCCATTAGCACTGTCATTTGATTGCTGTTCAAACTCAGAACGGTAGTCATCTGCAAATACTGGAGTGAGTTCAGTGAAGTTTAGATTCATAACAGTTCTAATTGGTGAAGATCCTGCCTTCGAGTCATCATATGATTGATAAACGTTATCAGGAGCATAGTTTATCTCACATGTTGTCAAAGCACATATTTTATGCATTGGTAAACCCTTGATCCTATCTCTTTGTTTTGTTCTGTATCTCAATCTGAATATATTTGGAGATCCTAAGAATATTAGATTCTCCATACTCCTTTTAGGTGCCATTCCCTGTTTGAAGAATCTTTGTATTTTTCTCATGACAGAAGCATCTAATTCATCATTGGGAGCAAAATTGAATGAAAAACTAAAATTTCTCAATTTTGGACCATTGAAGAGAAGTTCTAGATTTGGGTTGATTGCTTGACCTATACCTCTTTGAATAAATTGATTGGCATCAACGTTTATACCTATTCTTCCCAATGCAAACTGTGCAGCAAACGCTGATAAGAGTGCTCCCCCCGGTGCATTACCAGATAGTCCTCCTTCTGATACTCCCGTCAGAAATTCCCCCATATCTTTACTTATTTTACCTAATCCTCCGATAATACCCTTATTACCCGGTTGTAATGCTGTTGAAATAGCATTGTTGGCACTTAGGAACGCTGCTGCTTCTACTGCATTTATTCTACCATCACCCCAAGAAACACCATTTGAAAAACTTAGATTATTAGGAATAGGCATTCTACATACACCAATAAACTGTTTTATATTAGAGTTTCTCCTAAGTCCTTTTAGATAGTCACTAGGTTGAGCTTGAGATTGTTCCTGTGAACCGCTATATTGGAACTGCTCTATCACAATATGATCCTGTCCTGCTACACCGCCACCACCATAAACTGCATCATGGGGGTATTTCAGTGATAGCAAACCACCACCAAAAACACCAAAAGATTCTTTGAATTCTTCTGGGGCATCATCGAAAGTGTCTATAAGTGATTCATAATCTATGTTTACACCACCAGTATCTTTTATATCAACTTTTTTTATTGTACCATCTTCCTCTTTTATTACCTTAATAAGAGTTCCATCAGTAGCAATACCAGCAGAACTATTCGATAGTGTTGCAGCATTAAACATTCCCGGATCACCTTCATCGAAAAGTTTACTATAATCTATATCTTCTGCTACTATATTTTCATAAATGTCACCAAGCTCAGGATTATTTGCTTTGAGTTTCTCAATTATTTCACTATTATCTTTTTTATTATAGTCTGCCCATCGTTTGAGTTGATGTAACTCCATTGTTGCTGACACAATGAAATTAGGATGATTTCTTATCGCTTCAAATGCTCTCTTATCTTTAGTACTTGAATTATCAGTTCCTTGATAAGTGCCAATACTTGTTACTTCATTATTGAAAAGAATATGAGGAAATCTGGTGTTTTGAAACCCAAAACTTGCATCAAGCAGTCCAAAATTATCACTATTAGGGTCTAAATCTATTCTTCCATCATATCTTTGTGCAGGTTCTCCATCTGCCTGCTCATTTTCCGTGTTTACATATCCTATGACGTTTGGCATTCCTCCAGATTGGTTTATACCATCAATAAATCCATCTTTGTGTATAGAATCATCATTTGTAATGTATACTTCAATCAATCCTGTAGGTCTGAATGTTGCATCCTCACCAAAAATTTTAATTACATCTGAAAACGTATTTTCATCTATATTAGAACCTAATCCTTCTTCATCTATGAATTGACCCATTATTGATACCTCGCTATATTAACTGGCATTTCGATACCTCCCAGTACTCTGACAAATTCTGATAGTGATAAACTAAATGCTTTTTCCCAATCTGACATTGGAACCTCTGAAAAAGATGATCTTACGTAACCGTAGAGGTATTTATGGTATCCTGTAATGACTGTCGGATCATTATTTTCATCAAGATATCTCATAATTGACATTCTATTTGCTGGTTTGGTGTAGTGTAAGTTTATACCATAAAAAGCACCAGATTCCACTGCTAAGACGTAGCATAAGGGGTGTTTATCGTAGAAAGGGAGTGTTTCTTTATACTTTGCCGAGTATCTGAACAGCAAAAGTTTTCCCGGGCTGACCGTTGATGGTTGAGTGTTGAGTAAACTAGATGCCAAGTTCTTTCTCCGTTATGATTTGAAATTTCCATTTACGATCTTTACAGAATGACTCTGCTGCTTCCCATTTTGCTTGGTTTTTAGCATACTCATATACCTCTGCAATATATTTTTTAGTTCTTCTTTTCTGTACAGTAGGACCTTTGACTTGTTTTTGTGGTTTGACCTCTACAAGTCTTTCCTCTATTTTTCCAGTAGAACTCTTCATTTTGACATAAAAGTCTGGAAAATACCTATGAACACGATTGTCAATAGGTGACTTGTATGGTATTATAATTTCTTCACTAGACCATTTCATTATATTAGCATTAGCATCACACCAACGCATAAACTTAAGTTCCCATAAGGATCTGTATATCACCTTTGTAGGATCACCTTTGTATTTTGTGGGGTTGGAAGGTCTAAACTTCCCCTTATATGACATACATAGTATATACTGTCAATATATTTAGATGTCTAATCCAAGAGTTTTCTCAAAAGATAGATTTTATCTGAGAACAGAGGAATTATATAATCTTGGTGGTTTCAATAATGCTGTTCCTGCTTTCAATAATGTCTATGACGTTTACATCAATTTCAATACAATTGGTGGACGACCTAATCTGATTGAATTTATCAAGCAACATGTCTTGATACCATCCAACGATGTCATGAACGAACCCGGAGATAATCTGGCACTATTCTGTTCAGAAGCACTTTTACCGGGATCACAAGTCCAAACTGCATCAGTTGATGGGTTGAGACAGGGTGTTACCCAGAATTATGCAGTTTATAGAAGATATCCTGATTTCAACCTCACATTCTATTCTCAGAAAGACTATTATACTCAAGAAGTATTCAATGCATGGGTAGATTATATTTCCCCAATGCAAATCGAGAATCAGGTGCATGGTGGAGTTGATGCTATAAGATCTAGAGATAATGCATATAGAAATATGAAATATCCTAGAACATATAAGTGTGAGATGGAGATAACTTCATTCAGTTCTGATTTTCTGATGCCTGAGTCTAGATTATTAGAAGAAGATCGAGTTCAGAAGAGAACACCTAATTTCATCACATACTACATGAAAAACTGTTTTCCTTCTAATATTGTCGCTGCTCCACTTGCTTATGGCAATGCAGAGTTAGTGAAGACTACTGTTAGTTTCAAGTATGACTACTTTACTATCAACAGAGGTGCTAGAACTTCTGATGAAGAGAGAGAAGTCAAGCAAAAAGCAAAGAAAATAATTAGTCCCTTTGTAACTGCTAAATAAAGCCACTGAAGTGAATAATTATGCCATTACCAAAGGTGTCAACACCGGTATTTGAATTAGACCTAATTTCATCAAACAAAAAGGTAAAATATAGACCTTTCCTTGTAAAAGAAGAGAAATCTTTACTTATAGCATTGGAAAGTGGTGAGGAGAAAACCATTTTGAGCACTCTGAAGAGTGTACTCAAGTCATGTATTTTGACTCGTGGTGTGAAGGTAGATGAACTTCCTAGTTTCGATTTAGAATTTCTATTTCTGAATATAAGAGGTAAATCTGTCGGTGAATCTGTAGAACTATTAGTTACTTGTGAGGACGATGGGGTGACTCAAGTGCCTTTGACTATAGGAATGTCTGATATCAAGTTAGACGTTCCAGATGACCACACAGACACTATAGAGTTAGGAGATGACTTACATCTCAAATTGAAGTATCCATCTTTCAGTCAATTTGCTGAAAACAATTTCATGCCATCTAAAGAAAAAGATGACCAACTAATTGATAAAGCATTTGGCAATGTTGTTGATTGTATAGATCAAATTTATAATACAGACGAAGCATGGTCTGGATCTGATTGTACTAAGAAAGAGTTGATGGATTTCATTGAGCAATTGAGTTCTACTCAGTTCCAAGAAATTGAAAAATTCTTCTCAAGTATGCCCAAATTGGTTTACAAAACCACTGTGAAAAATCCTAAAACTAAAAAGGATAATAAAATTGTAATTGAGGGTTTATCAAATTTTTTCGCATAATGATGTATTATGAGTCTTTATCAAATTTTATGGAAACAACTTTTGCTTTAGTACAACACCATAACTGGAGCATTACTGAGATAGAGAACATGATACCGTGGGAGAAGCAAACTTACGTGAAAATGCTTCAAAACTTCATCGAGAAACGTAACCTAGAGAACGAACAAGCAAAGCAGAATGGTTAATCCGGGACAAAACATGGTGATGAGAGGGGGAATGATGATCCCTGATAGTTTTGTGACACCTCAAACTTCTATGATACCAAGTAGAAAGGAAGAGGCATCCAAAACTGAAGCAAAACCTGTTGGTGTGCAACCATTGTCTCAGAGGATGAATGTAGCATATGATAAGTTTGTTAATAAGGTAGAACCAGAAAAGGGTATACAGGGTAAGGATGTAGTTGCTTTGGGTAGATTGTTACTAGAGATAGAACAGGTCAAAAATAACTTACAAAATATAGCACAGGAAGTTCAAGCATCTAGTAGAAAGAAAAGAGAATTAGATGAGAAAGAGATTGACCTATTAGAGGATGAGGAAGATAAACTAACAGCATTAGGAGCATCCTTTAGAGGATTTAGAAGAAGACTTGCCGGTGTTTCTGCTCTTCTAGCAGGCAAGCAATTTTTAGAGGGTGATATTAGTGGAGGGGTGCAGAGTGCTACTTTAGCAGTGGGTGCTCTTCTACCAGAGATTGTAAAAATTACAAGTGGTCTTGTTTTAGGTGGACTTATCAGAGGTGGTGGTGGTAGAGGAGTAGCAGCACCAAGAGGAGGTAGAGCAGGTTTACTACCACTTCTATTAGCAGGTGGTGGTCTATTAGGGGCAGGGTCATTCTTAGGTTCAAGGGGTGGTGGTGATCAGAGAAGATTTGAACTAACAAAAAGGCAGGCACTTCCACAACTTTTATCAAGAAATGATGTTAGAAGATTTAGACTAACAACAAATAGGTTTGATAATCTCGTATCTAACGTAAACAATAATAAATTAAACATAACCAATAGTGCCTTTACTGCCGGAATGCAAGATGAGACAGAATTGCCAGATGACCCGACTTTAGGTTCTACTGCAAATTTCTTTGAAGATTTTGCAAAGAGTTTATTTGGAGGAGAATCAGAGGGTTCTGATTTGGAAATATCTGGTGATCCTGAGAACTTGAGTTCTCTTCCTACAGACATTACATCTGAAGACCTTGCATTATTAACTGATGAATCTGGTGAAGTTGTAAATTTATTTAATTTTGATGAGGATGATGGGAACAATGAGCAACCTACCAAAGTTCCGACACAAGTAGCATCAAGCAGTAATATCTTTGTAGACTCTGAATTTAGTGACAATAGTAAAATAAGTTATATTCTACAGTATGGTGGAGGAGCAGTAGTATGAACATAGGTACACTGCTGAATAAAAGAACTTTACTGGTTTCAACATCAGAAAGACTCAATACTCTATTGAGAAGTAGTAATAGGATAGATATAACTTCAAAAACATTATTACTAGAAAAAAAGAAAAAACTAAGTGATGTAAGG